CTCAGCGTAACCGACTAGTCATTGTAGTAGGTTCGCGTAACCACGCTAGCTACCGGGGTCGCCACGGCATCAGCTGGAGTAGCGCACGCGCACAGCTGGACATTCGCCAGAGCCCCACGGAACACGTTCTCTGTCACCTCACGGGCGGACACGTAGTCGCAGCTGTCATCCACATTCTCCACCAGCACAGCTGTTACAATGCCAGCAGGGCTATCGACCATGCTCGACTCGCACTCATACTCGGTCTCGTCAAATCCATAGGAGTCCGTGTGGCCAGTCTGGCGGCAGACGGCATGCTTCTGGATGTCGATCAGGCAATCCTTGACCCAGTTCTTATGGCGATTTGTCAGGCGCGAGCTATCCCCATCAGGGAGCACGCGACCGGTCACGTCGTTGTAGAACTCTAGGAAAGTCATGGCTAAGCCTCAACAGTAGCGCCAGAGAAAGCAAGCGGAGGATTTACGGTGGCCGATTTCGACTCCGTCTTAGGGGCCGACTTCTTGCGAGCCTTGGGAGTCCTAGCCTCAAGCGCGGAGGGTGTAAGCTCCGGAATCTTTGCCGGAACCATCTCAGCTGGTACGGAAGGATCCGGGAACTTCGGGGCGGGTCTGGCGCTATCGCCTCCCACAGCACCGTCGCTTTTGATGTCCGACCGCAGGGGTTGGTTGAGCAGCGATTTGGGCCTCAATAAAGCGCGACGCTGCTCCTGCACGCTCGCTACTTTTTTTGCGTCTTCAAATTCCTCCTTGCCTACCTCACGGATTCCTCCGCGACGGGACCTGATGAGGTTTCTGATGGCGACGATCTTGGTCGGATCGTCAATGGCCAAGAACCCCGTATCGTCACCGAGATCCTCGAATGGGACACGGGCAATCAGGAATGTCCCATCCGGCATCGGAAGGCGCACGTTGACCGGGTTGCTGGCGATTTCCTTGACAAAATACTTGGTCTTCCCGGGCGGGAACGTATCGGGGCTTGGATCTGCTTCTGGTTCACTCATGAGTTAGGTAGGTGGACTTGTTGATGGAGGTGGACTGGCGCGTCCTCGTAGGTGTCAAGGGTTGGCGTGTCGGAAGGTGTGGCTGAAGGCCTCATGTCTGGCTTGGATAAGGTCTCACCGGCTCGGATCATGTGTCCCAGGTGCTGGGCTTGGACGTCAGCAATCTTCGCGAAGACCTCCGGTTCAATGCCTTCATCAAGCCTCTCAGCGCACCGCATGGAGGTTTTGTGAGCAGAGGCAGCAGCCACCATTATGACCGCTCGACCGACATCGATGGCGTTCTGGCCAGTAATGTCAATGCCGAGAGCCTTCAACTCCTCAACGTCAATCCCTTGGACAACCAGCATGCCGAGCTTTGGAGCTGCCCGCTTAGCCTCCTTGAGTGTCATGTTAGACACTCTCTTGGGCTCCGGTTGGTCGATCACCTCTACGGCATCCGCTGGCTCGACGACAGCCGGGAAGGAATCACGCTGTCGGCGTCGCGACATCCAAAGCCTTTCGAGCCTCGTTCAGGTAGTCGTCAGCGGTCTTGGTGAGGGCGGGGTCAGTGAGACGGGCACGCCATTCCTCGACGGTGACGTCATCTGGCTTGGCCTTGATCACGGCATCATACAGGTCGAACACTCCCTTGAGAACCACAGGGGCCAGCTGGATGGCGGTTCCAGAACCGGGAAGGAAGATGTTGGCGATACCGAGCGCCAAGCTGGCACCGGTCTTGAGTTGGGTTTCGGTAGCAGAGTTCATCGGGCGAGGGAGAGGAGTGAAGCAGCAGCGGCGTCAACGGAAGAGTTAGAGGGAATCTTGGCAGGATCAGGAGCGCCACCGGTAACGAGGATCCATGATTCAATGGCTGCCCGGGCAACCGCCTGATACTTGTCGAGCCCATCCGACACCTTCCCGTGCTTGAGCAGAAGGGCGTTCTGGCGTTCCAGATAGCCACCCGGATCTTCCGTTCGAGTAGCGTTGTTGGCGGCTTCATCCTTGGCGTGCTTCTGGTAGAAAGCCTTCAGGGCGGTGTCCACGGCAATGTTCGAGGCAGCGATAGTGCGCTCAGCAACACGCTCAGTAGACTGGTTTGAGCACCCAACAGGAAGGAGTGCGACAGCGATGGTGAGGAATGCGAGGAATAGACGGGTGATCATCAGCAGAAGTGTTCGATTTCCTAGAACGATTGAACGGTGTGACCGGTCATCCGAAACGTCAAGGAGTTTGTGACTTATCGTCCGCCTGCTTGATTACCTCGCGAGCCTGCACGAAATTCTGGTGGGCTCCGACAGCCGTTAGGCCGGCGGCAGCACCGACGAAGAAAGCGCCCCCAGTGAACAGCTCAGCCGCCAGCGGATACGCGCCCACTCCCAGCAGAAACAGGATTGACGGGATGTAGGTGTTGGAAATAGCGGGCACTGTTTTCAACAGTTTCCCGACACCGACCAAGATGGCCACCACAGCCGCAAACTTGGATAGGTCCACATTGAATGCAGATAGGTCGAACATGGATGGATGGAAACAGGGACCGCCCGATTACGCAACAACCTCTTGGCCCTTGGTTGAGCATGATTCAGGCCCGCCGTCAATAGGGACACGACCCCACCTGAAAAGCACTCTGGCACCGGGAGCAATCAGATCACGGATCCTTCCGAGCCTGGATCGCACCTGTGCTGAGACCTGCACTGGGACCGCCGGGATCTCGTCATCATTTACGTCAGGACCCCAGCATACCTGGGCAGCTGATCCTCGCGGTAAAAACTGCGTGATCTCGGCCAGTACCTGACGAACTTGAATCCCTACTAAGTCACTTGAGTTTTTCATGGTCGCGTTGCCCTAGAACCATCGTGGTTCTCGATGACTTCTTTTCTGTTGTCCCGAAGGTAGTTTGCAATCGTCTCCAACCGGCCCTGTGTGCTGCGGGCGATCTCCTCGATAGCTGACACCTTTGGCCTTAGTTCCGAGAATTGCTCTAGGATGTGACGCTGACCTTCCTGAGCGTTTTCCAAGAGTCTTTCAATGCGCTCACGATTTGACTTCTCAAATTCAGCACTCTTAACCAACCCAGACACCGCTGCGTCTTGGATGGCATTTTTTCGCTCAACCTCAATCAGGCGGCTGTTGAAGTGAACACCGATCCCAATCAGAACTGTGGTTAGGATGCTGAACGACCACCCTGCAAACCTCTTCAGGTCGGAGACGGCCAAGACAACATCGTGAGGGGTTTGGGTCTGGTCGGGTTTAGACATCTTGGATACATCTGGATACCACAGTGCTGACGGTTGCGCGGTTATGGTGGTCATGCGGTTACCTATTTATCCAGCGATTTTTGTTGCTAGATCATGCTATTAATACCTATCCAATGCGCGTGATGCACTAATGGCAAGCGGGCACGGGTCCTGAAATTATTAAGGCTAAGATTTGGAATGGCAGCACTTTCTGAATTCACGGGTGGCATGTAAAATTTCTTAACATTAATACGTGGCAAGTAATCCAAAAACCGAAATTCTACTTTTTGTTGCAGTAGTGCATTTGATTGGTGCTCATGGGATGGTTAGATTGTGAGTCATAAACGTATGCGCTTGCCCAACTTCGTAAATGTTTGTGGCGTTGTTGCGGTATGTCTCGTCTGGGTGATATTGCCCTATGATAACCTCGGGATTGCTTGTTCTGTTTGTTGCAAGAATCCAATGCCCGATTCCAGTGGTATGCGACAAGTCCCTGCTTCCAAACATGCTGACTTCCATGTGCCCAGGTGTTCCATCCGCAGCACCGTTTGACGTCGTGTTTTTGTACATGTAGACGTCGATTTCACCTAACCTTCCCGAGTTGATAATGTCGGCGTTTCGGATTGTAAGAGCTCCGCCGTTGTTTTGCACAATCACCTGACCGTTTACTCGCGAGTGAATGTATTCGTGGTGATGCCCGTTGATGGTCAGTTTTCCGCGCTGGTTATGAACGCAGATTGGAGTGTTGACGTCGTCCGATCCAATCGTAGCTTCAGTATCAAGTCCAGTGATGTCGAACTGTGCAATGTTATAAAACTGCGGTTTGGTTGATTTTCTTCTACAAACCAAGGTAATTTTACCGGACGTTCCAGTGACTGTTGTGGCAATCTCCGACGGCAGCATGTCAAACTTGATTTCCCCGTTGGTCGCGTAAGTAGTTATAAATTGCCGCTTATTTAGCGATGTGCCACTGACCATCTCAATCCATGATCCTACTTGGATGTTTCCTGGAAGTGTCGCCATCCGCAATGTCACCTGCGTGTTGGTATTTGATTTGATTAGATTGGTGAAGGATTGATTTCCACTTGGAAGTCCATCTCCAAAATCGTCACCGTAGTTCTGAAGATACCAGCCGCCGCCCCAGTTTTCCGTGCCGCTCTTGTCCCAGTAGATCGCTGAGATGGCCGCAGTCTCAACGAGGATGTTGTAGAGCCAGTTGTTGGGCGCGGTCTCATCTCCGGTTTGGACGTGAATCCCGTAAGCTCCTCGATGCATTGATACGCCACTGATAACCGCTTGGTAAAGCCTCTGCGAGCCCGGATTGAAAATGCACGCCGAATTTGTGTGAGCAGGGATTGCAAACGCTGAGTACACCAAGGTCAGATTTTGAATCAAATTATGGTATCCTCCAATCTCAATAATAGGCGTGTTTGTAGTGACCATCATAATGTTGGACGTGGACACGCTGCGCTCGCTTGGAACCTGAGTCACGCCGTGGTTGTCGCCAACGATTGCAAGGCGAGGCGGTTCGTGGATTGTAACGACTGCGTTGTCGTTTACTGACGCACGCAATCCAGGGTAGGCAATCTGAAGCGTTCCAGTTCCAGAGTTGTACGCGATCACCCGGTATTCTTCGGACGACACCTCAAGAAGCGTGCCAAATGAAACAGCATCTCCAGCCACAAACGTACCGGACCCAGTGTCAATTAGGATGTTTGTAACCCCGATTGCGTAAGCTCCATTGACTTGGTAATCGGACCCAGTCCCCTTGGTCTTCTTCCTGATCGTGCTGGAAATAGGGTAGTCGCCGATAGGGACGTACATAATCCCACCCTTGGTGCGGTCCTGTTGCCAGAACAGTGCATCTTGGAAGGCGTTGTTGTTAGTTGCGGTAGGCCCCTTTGTGATAGCTCCGAACATCGTCACGTCGATCTTGTTGTTCGGGAAGATTGGAAGCATTCGCCCGCTTCTACCAGATGCCACTACACCTCCGCTTACAGGATACTCGCTGTTAGGGTCCCAGTACCAGTAGCCATCCCCTTGTCCTGGTCTTCCAGTGTAGTACGACTTCACGAAGTACAGCTTGGCGTGGCTGGTCCCAGAAACAGCAGTGACCAAATCAGCCATGGAGTCTACGACAGAAACTCCAGCCAAGTAGCTCTGGAGTACGTTCGTGTCGACCTTGATCGACCCGGAGGAGATGTCTATTCCAAGCCCTTGCAGAATTACGCTGGCATCTCCAGAGACGCCTCCGGAGTCTCTTCCAAACACGCTGCCAGACGAGGCGGAAGGCATTTTCTGGAAAGTAATAGCGCGACCATCAACAGCCCATGCAGTCCCGGTCGAGCTGACCGTAATGTCGCCCTTATCGCCATCCGTAAGAGGGGCTGTGACACTCAGGGCGGTGCCGCTCAGGGTAAGACTGGAACTCAAAGTGAGTTCTTGCGCGTCTCCAGAACCACCGGATGAGCCTCTTCCGATAACCCGGCTAGCTGTTACATCTTGAATCTTGGAGTAGGTCACTGCGTCAGGATCAATCGTCCACGCAGTACCGCTGCTGGCCACAGACACGTCACCCTTATCGCCATCCGACAGCGGGACGGAAACATTCAGGGCCGTGCCAGCAATAGCTAGACTCGATCCAAGCGTAAGCTCCTGCACATCCCCGGACCCAGAGGATCCTCTACCGAGCAAACGGCTGGCAGCCGAGACGTCCTGGATGTTTGAGTACGCAACAGCAGCGTCGTCGATTTCTAGCGTGAAGTTTCCGCCTCCAGGCACACCAACAGTAACGTCTCCCTTATCTCCTGCTGACACAGGGGTCTCAACGCTTAAAGTGGTCGCGGTGAACGTAAGCCCGGATCCTCCACTGATTTCCTCAACGTCCCCAGACCCAGAGGTCCCTCGTCCGAGCAGCTTGCTGGCACCGCTGACATCCTGAATCTTGGCGTACGTGATCGCAGATGGGTCAATCGTCCATGTAGCACCAGACGCAGACACCGTGATGTCACCCTTGTCACCGTCAGAGATTGATCCACCGCCGGACCCGATACCTCCAGAGCCAATAGACAGCAGCCATCTACCAGTACCGGTCAGCGATGATCCAATGACATTGGTTTGATCAACTACAGCAGCCGACCCAGCCGTCCAGGTGTAGACGCCACCGTCCCCATCGCCAACAGTGGCGCGACCTAGAGTGGCCACAACACCACCAGTAATCGAGGAAGGAGGGAAGTTGGACAGCGTGATTAGCGTGTCCGTGGTCTTGACGTCACCTCGTCCTTGAGCGAGGCCGGTGACAGCGAGTAACAGAAACAGTGAAGCGGTAACGAAATTTTTCATTTACAGGGCGGTTCTAACAAAAGTTCCAGTGGTGGGTCGGGTAATGGAAGTGGGGATGATGTAGTCGATGCCATCGTCTACATTGCTGTCGTCAGGGTCGTAGGCGAATCTCCCGCCAGCACCGTCACCTGGGTAGTTCAGGTACAGGAGGTCATAGAGTTCATTCTCGTAGGTGGGAGTAAGCAATCGGAGGGCACCAGCCCCATTAACGCCAACGGGTCTCGACGAAACGGATGTGGATCCGCCTGATGTCGAGCATGGGCTATGGAACCAGTTCCGAAGCGTCCAGCTGTCTTGGAGGCCAAATGGAGAACTCATAAATTAGGTGAGTGCGTATTGAGCCGTCTTGCCGATGTACACAATCGAGTCGGAGCAAGGGTCAACTAAGCTGTAAATGGTTGCTGTCATCTTCTGGATAAGGATTCGTTTTACGAAAAAAGGACCCAACCCAATCTCGGGCTGGGTCCTTGTAAGTGCTTGATTATCAAGCTATTAGCTCTAGGCGTCGTTCGAAGTCCAGTTGCCCGCGCCATCAATCGCCCCCACGGTCTGCTCATGTTCCGGAACAGCGAAGCTGAAGTTCTCCAGCCACAGGCTCGCAGCCGGGCAATCCACGATTGCGGTCACCTTGGCGCTATAGAGCTTCACGGACTTCTGCGGGATATCGATGGTGCAGAACGCATCCTCATTGATCTTCGCCCACTCTTCAGCGGACGCGGACCGGCGGGTAACCATCTTGCTCTCCAGCACGCCCAGATGAATGGTGCTCCAGTCGAGCAGCAGCATCCAGCGACCGGCAGCCACCAGAGACTCGCTGACCTGACGGTGAGCGGTGATGAGGTCATCGAACGAGCGATGCGACACGATGCGGAGCGTGAGCCCAGCCGGGTAGTCGAGATCGAAGTCGGTGAAGGTGAATCCCAGAGCGGTAGTCTTGCTGGTCGGGATCGGCATGTTGGCCCGGATAGCACCCTCGTAGCGACCAGTCAGGTAGCGCCAGAGAGCTTGGATGAACTGCGGGCGGTAGGCGCTGTCCACGACAGCCTCGATTACGCGAGCGTCTCCACCGTTGTCCTCGCGCTGACGCTGGAGGTCATAGAGGAACTGCTGGATCTCAGGGAAGTTCAGGGGAGCGCCCTGAAGATCCTGGACTCGACCGCACGCATACAGCTGCTCGTACACGCCGACCATGTTCGCCCTGCGACCGACGCACCGGCTGGCGATGCTGTCGAAGTTGGGAGCATCAAACGAAGTGACGGTGGCAAGGTTCTTCCACAGGGTCTCAGTCTGGTTCGCGGAGATCGGCTTGCTGAACAGGAAGGCATTCGCGAGGCGCTTCTTGAAGTCCTGCGCGATCTGGCGATTGGCCTCGACTTGCTCGACGTTGATGAACTCGCGGTAAAGCGGGTTGTTCTCAACGATTCGGCGCTTGAACTCCAGGGTGAGGTCGTCCTCGCACATGGACCAGCGGGTGTCCTGAACCCACGCCATATACTGGGCGTTCGGGTTGAGGGCCGGGATCTGAGCGCAATACTTCTCGGAAGGAGCGACGTTGTTCAGGCCTCGGAAAATCAGGCCGGTAGCAGTGAACGTCAGCTTGCTCGCGGTCAGAGAGCTGGCAGCGTTGCGGCTGTTCAGGTAGACGCGAGTAGTGGTCGCATTGGTAGCAACAGCATCGACCACGACCCATGCGGTGCGGACAGCAGTGCCGGAAGTGGAGAGCGAGCTGATGAAGATTTCGATGCCATCCGGAAACCACTCAGCATCCGAAGGAATGGAGCTGATCGACACCGCGTCAACGTAGTGGGTGTAGGCGTCGCCATCAGGGGCAGTGCCGGGAGTGCTGGAGCCATTGGTGTACTTCCAGTAGTTGGAATTGATGACACCCTTACGGCGCACGGTGATGAACGGCTCGTACTCAAGGTAGGAGCTGTTAGCAGCCTTGCGCGGGGGCGGCATCTCGTACCGCTCAGCATTTGCGATCAGGAAGTCGGCGAAAGTGTTCTCGCGAATACCGCACATCTTGCCGACCATCTGGGTCTCAAGCAGCGCTCCGAGAACTCGGAACTTCGAGCCGCTATCACGGTAGATCGAATCGAGTTCGTCAGACGTGGTGGGAGAGACATTGCACTGGGTCAGGCCCTCGCAGGACGTGAAGTCCTCACGGATGAGCGGAGTGCATTTGGAAAAAATTGAGGTTGTAGTTTCGACTGGCATAATGGCGTCCTTTCGACGCCACCAGTTTTACCCCCCAAGGAAGCCTTTAAGGAAGTTAGGACCTTGATCACCCTTCTTCTGTCCCTGACCAGACGCAGACGGGGGTGGCGGTGCTGACGCTGTTACAGAGGGGGAAGTGGTCCTTTCTCCTGTGTTATCAGTGGTTTTCGCATAATTGCCAGATGCCGCTCCCGATGCGCTGGAACCCGTTTTTGTGCGACCGCCAGCCGCGAACCCCTTGACATCATCGTACAGCGACTTCACTTCTTCAGTGAATTCTCGCCCAATCTGGCTAAGAATCACCTCTTCATCGATGGTCCACAGGCCCTTACGCTGTGCCGGCGTAGCCTTCGCGTACACCTCTGGTTCAGAGTACCGGCGGCGACCGATGACCTTTCCGGAATCATCCGTCACGTCTACGATCAACTGATCCGGATCGATTGATGCCAGCTGGTCAGCGATGCGGGCACTCATGGAAGCGACCTCGCGGTGGACGGCATTGCCCTTATCGAAGGGCACGCCAGCCTTCAGCTCAGCCAGCCCCTCAGCGAGCGGGGTGTACTTTCGGTAGGTGCGGTCCAGCAGCTTGATGGCCAGCGGATCCTGCTCGACCCACTTGTCATCCCCGACCTTGCCAAGCTCAGGGTTCACCGCAGTAACCACGGACCGGATCAGCTGGTCGGTGTACCGGCGACTAATGGGCGCGGCAGCCTCCTTGGCCTGTTTCGTCTGGAATTCCTGGCGCACGGGAGCCGCCTGCTTCTCGGCGATGGCCTTGAACTTCTGCTCTAGGCGGTGCTCCTTGGCAGCGTCCAGGTCGTCCTCGTCGATGAACGGCTCGTTCTCCTCGTAGAAAGAGGCGTGCTCATCGGAGTCCTCGTCGAACTGTCTGCCGGGGTGATCGCGCTTCCACTGGGCCTTGTAGGAATCCTCCAGCCCACCCTTTCCATAGAACTCCCGGGTGCGCTGCTCGATGTCCTTGAACTTCTCAGGCTGGATCTCAGCGAGCGCCCGGAGGTCCTGCACCTTCTTTTCCAGCTTCTCCGGGAGGGGCCGGACTGGTGCCTGCTCCTTCTGGGGGGTCTTAGTCATGGCCTCGGCAGCGGACTTGAGCGCCTTAGTGGCCTCGGCAAGCTCCTCAGCGCCCTCAATCCGGGTAACTTGCTCTTTCTGGACCTTGCGAACCTTGGGTTCCTCCCTGGCTGGCTCAGGCTTCTGGGCCTCGACAGGCTTCTCTGGGGCCTTTTCAGCGGGCTTCTCGACCGGCTTAGCCTCCTCCTTGGTCTTTCGAGCGCCGCCCAAGAAGTGCTTCCGAAGATTGGCGTACGGATCTTCAGTTGTATCTTCGGGCTTTTTAGCCTCGGCCTTGGGAGCCTCTACTACAGGGACGTCCTTCTTGATCTCTTCAACCGGAGTTCCCTGATTGGCGGTGCTTGCTTCGTTCATAGGATTCTTACGTCTGCTGTGAGGAAGTCCTCACTGTTCTTCTCCATCTGTTGGTCAATTACCCTCAAGGCGATCTGGAGATCACCGGCCTTGATGGCTGCTTCCTTGGCGTCGGACGGTAAAGTCCCTGCTGAAATGAATGCTGCCGGCTGGCGCGATACCGCCTGGGCCAGCTCGATCTGAGCTATTGCGAGGTCTGTCGCCATCGACCTAATGAGCGCACGAAACCCTTCGTGCTCCTTCAGTCTATGGATGGAGTCAGCCTCCTTCGCCGTCACTGACGACGTGATGACATCGATCATGGAACTACTTGCGGGGCCATCTGCTGCTCGGCTGGCTGGACAATCAACTGGAGCATCTGGCTCAGTTTCTGGGAAAGCTGCGTTATGTTGGCTGCAAGCGCCTGGATCTGCGCGTCCTGCTGCTGGTTGGACTGGGCTACCTGCGTTATCGCCTCGCCGATCTGTTGGTTGGCCTGCTCCTGCGCGGCCACGACCTGACCAATAGCCTGCTCAGACTGCTGCTGCTTCTCAGCCATCGGTGCCAGCACGGCCTGACCGAGCTGTTCAAGCTGCTGCCCAATGAGCTGCTGGACCCCTTGGAGGAGTTGCTGCTGCTCCTCTGGCGTGGTGGCGGGCGCGTTCGCCTTGTCAGCCGACAGGTAGGACTCTTCAGGGAGCCCCAAGAACTGGGCGGCGGTGTTGTAGATCTTCACGATCTTGTCGGTTCCGACCAGCTGAGCCAGTGCCGGGTTAGCAGCGATACGGTCGAGCACGGTCAGCATCAGCTGGGCGACCTGCGGATCGTTCGAGCGGGCTCCACCGTCACGGCTGGAGATGAAGGCATCGAGGTTCAGAGCTGCCTTCGAGCCCTTGATGACAGCGGCTCCGGGGCGACCGTCCACTTCCGTCACGTCTAAGCCGGCATCCTTGATCATGTCGATCTGGCCCTTTTCAAGGTTAGCCACCTCGACAAGGATCTGATCATCCCCGTGCGCCATAAAGGCATCGTAGTGCTGCCGCTTCCGCGTGAACTGGGCATCCTGGATGTACGAGGCGGTGAGTCCTCGACGGGACATCGTGCTCGCAGCCGTGATCTTCGCCTCGGCAGCAGAGATCTGGTGGGACTGGGAGGACCCAAGCTCTTGCGGGGAGAACCCAAGCACTCGCTCGATGAAAGAAATCATCGTGTTCAGCATGACCACCTGCTCGCCGATGGACATCTGCGGGGTCTGCATCGGAACAAACAGCTCGTTGAACTTGAGCTGCTGGGCCTCCAGCTGGCGACCAGAGAACTCGAACACCTCGATGCCTCTGACGGCGTTCTCGGAGTTGTTGACAATCTTGTCGATCTGATCCTTCGAGACGGCGTCCTTGTTGACCCCAAGAATCCTGATCAGGTTCTTCTTGGTCGTCAGCATCATCTGGGTTAGCAGATTGCCAAAATGGTCTTGATGTGGGATCGCTTCGAGGCCGAGCGAGATCGGCATGTCCGCCTGAGCATCATTGTCATAAAGGTCTGCAACTACCGGGTGATAGAGCCACGGCTCGCAATGAATAACCGTGCGATCACCGGCATAGACGAATCGGTGCCACACCGGGTACTCGTAATCGTACAGGCCCCAGTCCTTCGGGACCAGTCGGTGGAACTTCACTACGAGGTCCACACCGGCATCATGGTTCTCCTTGGAGTAGAAGAAGGCCTTGTTATCGCGGTTGTTGTCTCCAGTCCCAGACGTAAATCGGAAGTCCGGGAACTGGAGCACGCATGGGTAAATCTTCGTGAACAGGTTGTAACCGTCCGTAGTGCGCCAAGATCCAGCACCCACGTTGACCTGATCCGTGTTCCACCAGTCCTTATTGGAAGCAACCTCCGTGAAGCGCTTCATCGTCCAGTACCCGGCGTACTCGCACCCGGTATTGGTGTTCAGCGTGTAAGGAGGGTGATTGGGGTCACAGAAGGTGCGAGCCATGTGCGGGGTCTCGTACACAATACCCTCCTCGACCACCTTCTCCGTGCCGGAAATCTTCTGCTTGTTGGCCCACCATTGGTTCTGCGGGAAGTTCAGGCACATCCCGTACTTGAGCATCTGGAGGATGGACTGTCGGACAGCCTGACGGACACCTGCATCCGTCACCATTCTCTCCACTCGGCGGGTAATGATCTTGGCTAGTGCGCGGTCTTTCGGGCCTAGAACGTGCGGCTCGTACTTGAAGAACGGGTCCAGGTCGATCTCCCCAAACAGGGATGCCTGCCGAGTCTTCGTGTAGGTCATCACCACCGGCATGTAGACGTTGAAGAAGACCGGGAGATTGATCTTGTAGCCCGGTTTGGTGTCGGAATTCTTGATGAGCCGGCCATCGTAGCTGAGCTTGCGGCCCTGCGTGTCCACCATTGGGACCAGGAGGGAATCGAGGCCAAGCTCGGAGGCAGCTTGAGCAGTGGCGATCAGGTTCTCCGCGTCCGACTTACCCTTATTGCGGTCAATCAGCCCTCGAACAAGGGTGTACGTGATCTGGTTCTTGGAGATGTCGTAGGCGTCATCAACCGCTTTGGTGTAGCGAGCATGCGACAAGGAGCGCCGGATGCCATCGTCAATGCGATGCGCGTGTAGCTCTATCAGTGATTTGACCTTGACGACCTCTTCGGAAGGCTTCTTGAGCTTGGGGTTGGCAGCGTCCGTGAACAGCTTCTTGAGCTTTTCCTGGGAGTAGCCGGCATCTTTCAGAGCCTTCGGGTCAACGATCATGCGGGTATGACGACGTTTTCTCTCTCAGATTGCAAGAGCGCATCTATCTGGGCCTTCTGGTCCTCCCACGGGATGGCCTCGACAAGCAGGCGAACACGCACCGGGCAGATGATTCCCGGTTCGACCTCGAATCCGTGACTCAAGCGGAACTCCTCATCAGCGAAGATGTAGTTGCCCGTCTTAGGGTCGCGCACCAGTTCATGGCGGTGGCAGACCAGCTTAAGCTGTACTGAGCCTCCTTCATTCTCGGTGAACGTGACGGCAGGTCGGACGGGAACCCTCCGCTTATTCAGACGCGGGATCTTCATCGGTCTCGGTAGCATCTGCGAGGTCCTCGGCGGCGATCAACTTGATCTCCACTTCGCCATCTTCCTTCTCCTCCTCGTCCGGTGCTTCCACGCTGGAGACACGGAACTGGAAAGAGCCCTCGTAGACCTGTCCTGGAACAGGCTTGGACTTGCCGAACAGGGCCTCGACCTGTCCGCCGCGCAGGCACACTTCCGGGTAGGCGGGAGGAAGGCAACAGAGGGCCATGTCGCCTTCCGGTTTTTCCTTGGACTCGTACTTCAGTGAATTCACGATTGGCAATGTCTAGGGGAAGGTACATACTGGCAAGCGAAAAATGGCTGCTCAAAAATGGAGACCACCGCTGTCAGAGCCGGGGCTGGAGCTTTGGAACTGTCGGACCAGATATGTATTGGTGCATGGGCCGAGAATGGCGGGGAAGTCAATTTCTATCGCGGAGAAGATGTTGAAGCACGCGATGAGTTGGCCGGGATCCGACTTAATCATTCTCACTAGAACGCTCGCGAAGGGCGAGGCTGGCGTATGGCGAAATCTTACTAAAGCGGGAGGTGTGATTGAGAAATGGCAGAAGGCAGGGTTCGCTAAATACCACGCTAAACCAGGTAAAGAAGGCGGGCCATCCTATGCGGCTGCTAGCAAGGTGCCCACGATCAAGCTCAGTAACGGGCCTGGAAAACCTCATTCGACGATCCAGATGATCACTCTTGCTGACGACGCAGAGTCTGAGCTGAAGCTGAAAGATTTGAACGGGGATTTCATATATTGCTGCGAAGCTGACTCGTTTGACCAGCACGTTATTTCTACTTTGCGGATGTGTCTCAGATCAACGCTTGTCCCGTACGAAGCGCAACAGATGATCCTGGACATGAACCCTCCAGCAGAGGGGCGTCGCCACTATGCTTACAAGTTCATCGAACACCCCGGAGAGGATGAGATTGCCATCAAATTTCCACTTGAGAAGAACTGCTTTATCACAGACAAGGAGAGACAGGGTGTTTTCAACACGTACGCGCACGATCCTAATCGCCTTCAAAGATACTTTTATGGCGAGTGGGTAGAGATGTCAGATAACTCGTGCTTCACTGACGTTTTCAACGAACAGCTGCATATCGTAGGTGAGCCACTCGACCAGGCTGACGACTATTCAAACTTAGATCGTAAGCTGATTTTGAGGCCGTGGACCGGAGCGTACCAATTCGATATGGGCTGGGACATAGGCGATAAGAACACTGCCGTTACTCTTTTGTGCCCTCGTCAGCAAGGTGACTCACTATGCTATGACTGTCTGGACGAGGTTGTAATCCTCGAACAGAAGCTATCTATGGAGTCGTTCCTGCAAAAAGTGATTGCCATGATGGATTATTGGCAGGAGTGGATGAGGGTTGAGAATGGAGTGAGTCAGCCAATGTGGCGGCACTATTCCGACTCGTCGTCAATGCGCGAGCGAATGAATTTGAGTGGGTCTGAAGCGCAGCTGATCAGCAACTTGACGGGCGGCAGGATCAATCTTACCGGAGTGCAGAAGGGGAGGAACAGCGTTGAAATGAGGCGGCAACTGCTGAGGAGGCTTCTGTTTGAAAACAGAATCGCCATTTCATCGAAGTGCGAGAACGTGATTCAAATGCTGCGACACCTTCCACCTGCGAAGTCGAAGGAGCTTACAGACAAAACTGGGAGCAAGCGGTTGATCATGGAGGGCGTTGATGCTTACTCGCAGCATAAGCATGTGTACGACGGAATCACTTATCCCTTGTCAGCGTGCATACCGCTCGGACTGTACGCTCCAAGCGGTCCAAACGAGTCAGCTCGAATAATGACTATGGAATTGTAGATTGACAATGTCTTATTGCCGTCTTTGAATGGTCGGGCTCGCAAGGATCTTCAGTCCGAGCGAACCCTAAATTATGATTGAAAATTCGGTTCAACCAGAATCTGAGGGCATCGTCTTTCACCCTCTACCAAAAAACAAGCGCTTTAGAGATCTAACTGGATTCGTTTCCAGCGAGCTTACGGTGATCGGATACAACGGGCACACTGACCACGGGTATTACAAAATACACTACTGGCTTTGTAAGTGCTCGTGCGGCAAGGTGGTTTCTATCGCTGGATCGAATCTCAATGCCAACCGATGCAGGTCTTGCGGGTGCAAGAAATCGGAATACATCGGTGATGGCCACAGAACTCACGGAAGGTCTAGGACTTCTGAGCACGGGACGTGGTGCGCAATCAAGCAGAGATGCGGGAACCCGAATGCGGGATGCTACCCGCGATACGGAGGGCGAGGGATTAAGGTCTGTGAAAGGTGGCTTGAATCTTTTGATAACTTCTTTGAAGATATGGGACCCAGGCCGTCTCGCTATCACTCGATTGATCGAATCGATAATGACGGAAACTATGAGCCAGGAAACTGTAGGTGGGCTACCCAGATTGTGCAGTCCCACAACAGCTCGGCGTCAACGAACTTGACACACAACGGAGAGACGAAGTGCATAAAAGAATGGGCAGATCATGCCGGAATAAGCGTCAAATCAATGTACACTAGATTAGCTACCGGATGGTCAATCGAGGAAGCGATCTCCACTCCAATCAGGAAAAGCACACGCGACTACAAAGCGCACCCATGCAGACCCAAGAAACCAAGCGTGTAGGCGGCATCCCGCTCGCCTTCACCGCCGCCGGCCTCACACAGGTCTCGGACATCCAGCTCTGGCTCGCACCCCTCCCGTGGGACTCCTCAACCATCACGGCACCCGTGTACGTGGCCAAGTGCTCCGGAGCGCTGCCCGGTTTCAGCTACGTCATGTGGCCAGCCATCCGCTTCCCGGAACCGCTCTATCGCTCCCTTGTTAAGCACTTCTCAAAGCTAGGCATCTCAGCTGCTGACCGGCGCTGGATCGCTCGCGAGGACCAGTTCCCGTGCGGGATGGCGAAGGCTGACGGCGTGACACCCAGCTACTACTTGGACCCGGCCATCCTCGCAGGCGGTGCTCAAGCTGAGCCACAGGACTTCTCGAATGATTTCATGCGGGAGGTGTACGAGGCTTCGGGCATAGCGGATTTCGCCATCTTCCAGGCGGTGTGGGCAGCCCTTATTTCATCAATGCCACGCTGGTTAATGAGGACTCTAAAGCCCATCGACTTGCAGTACTTCAAGGTCCACGCAATCCCTTTGCGCTATAATTGGAAGCTCAACCTCCTTGCCGCCTTCCCAGCCCTCCGCACTGTGATCGCTCATGTCGGTCGCAAGAAGTGGAAGATGATCATACCACAGCTCCGTGATGCCATGTTCAACACGAAACAGGTCGAGCTGCATGATGGCGAGAAGCACCCGTATTTCGGATGGACGCTGGAGGTGGTACCGACTAAGCAGTTCACGGACTTCGCTACCGCTGTTGAGACCACTCGCTCCCAGGCCTACCCAGGAGAAGCCTACGTCCGCCAGTGGGGAGCCATCATTGCCCGCCTACAACCTCAGCTCGAAGAGATCCTGTTCTATGCCTGCAAGAAAACCTCGTACGCCTCTGCGTCAGTTCGCCAACACGGCCAAGAAGGTCCTCCTGGGTTCCGTCCGCTCCTTGCCCCCGGGACAATGCGCAATGAAGCTGTGGACCGGGATGACCTCCCTATTGTCTGCAATCCTCCAGGGACGTTTGTTACTTCCGAGGAGTCAGGTGAGCCGATTGAGGTCAAGTCGTTTAAGCATTTGCCGACAGTGTCCTTTGTTCGACGAAAGCGCTGAGACCTGCGGGATCCCGGGCCAGATGTTCACCGACGAGACCGGCGAGAAGCGCCCTCTTGGCTGCTGGTGCTACCTACCTATCGCCACCATGATGCCGTCCAAGAACTGCTGGCTGGTCGTCAACTCCTACGGGACTGGCTGGCACCCGGAACCTTTTTCTTTCTGGCACCGCTTGGCTCATCGCTTATCGCCACACCCTCCAGGTATCGATCCCAGCGTCCGCATTGAATCCGAGCAGCCTCCTCAGTAAGGTTGTCGTTCGGTCCGTCGTGCGGGAACTTGGTGTCCTTAGCGCCAGCTCCCATAGGGTTCCGCATGCGAGCCGTGACGACCGCGTACATCCCAAAGTGGACCGGGTCTGGTATCACGATTGCGTAGTGTCCGTCTTTTTCAACTAGCTGGCGGGCCATTAGAGCGCCTCGATAAGAATGTCAGCGCCCTCTTCCCCTTTTGAGACTTGCTGCGTGTTTACGGAGTGTTCCGGAATCCATTTTAGCGAGTCGTCCAATGGCAGCAATAAGGCAATCAAAGATAGTGCTGACGGCCCCGTCGTTATCTCGATCCCTCTTGTCCGAAACTCGGATCGTAATTGATGCTCGAAACTTAGGGTACACCGCTCCATCCACTTCTGTTTTTTCGGATCCGTGATCAGCCGACCGCGAGCGATCATCTTGGAATTCTTGAAGGACGGGGCGCTTCCAAGGCCTCGAATGCTTAGCCTGATGGGCGGCGACTTGCTCATGAGTAAATCTCACGGTTGCTGCGCGGTGCTCGTCGGAGGCATTTCCGGGTCGTCCGTCAGGTTCTTCATGGCGACCTTGATGAGCTGCTCCGTGGTGGGCTTGGGCGGTTCCGGCTCGGGCTCGATGAGGATCATGGTTTGATGGAACCATCCGTCACCATAAAAAGCTCCACCGACTGGTCGGCAGCCTTCCGCTAGAGCCTCCTGAACATTCTTCACGAGTTCCATTTCGTCCTCTCCACTGATTATGTTGTACTTCATGATCTATCTGGTGTGTTCCAAAGTCCTTTTTCGCAAATGTATCCTAGTGTCCTAGCCTCATCAATGTGCTGATGAATCCAGTCATGGCACTTCGAGCACGTTGCCATGAGATGCCGCAGGTCGGTCAGCAGCGGCCCTACCCGCCCTCTACGGTGATGGATCTCCACTGGCCGATCAGTATGGCACACCTCGCAGAGATCCACGTTCGCCAAGAACCGTGCTCGCATGGCGTAATACCCCTTGAGGTCCGCAGCCTTTTTGATCGACACCCGGCGGATCCGCTTTTGGCGCTTACTCGTCGGCTTCTTGCTCGAATGGATCTCTTGAAGCGTTCTGAGCTTTACCGCGTGCTTCGACTTCTTTAAGGAAGGCCCTCCCGAACGCCGGCCACGCTGCTTTAATTGCCCTGACAATGTGCTTACATTGGGCCTCACGGCCTTCTTTGCGGGCTTTGACGATCCTGATGGCGTAGTTAGGGCAGCTACACTGGCCTTGAAAATCCTCCGCTGCGAGATCGACAAGGTACGCATTTGTTCCGGTGTAAGAGTGGACATGGAATCGGAATAGTTCGCCTTCGAGCGGGATGACTCGGGCTTCATTGTCTGGCGTACTCGACGACTTCTTCTTTGAACTCATTGAGATCCGTGTTGAGGATGACTGCGTCAATCACTCCAGCATTCTGTAGCTCTGACAACCTTTCCGCTTCCCACTCGGTAGCGGGCGCGACTTCCGGGCGCACAATCATGACGATATGTCCTCCGCGCTCCTTCCACTTGTAGGCCTCCCGGAGGCGCACGATGCGCCCGTTGACAGCTTTCTCTGGGAGGGTATCGAAGAACTCCTCGGTGATGGCATCGTACAGAGCCTCTCCAGTCTGTTCCAGCCAGCCACGAATCTGTTTCTTCTGCGCGTCGTCCTGCGTGAAGGCAGAGAAGCCGGCATGCTTTAAGCACAACGGGTCAATCATCCGCTTGATGATGTCACCAAACGCCACCCGGCTGTACCCGTGCGGCACCAGCGCATCACAAGCTGTGTCCTTGCCACACCTGGCGTACCCAGCAAAAGCGATGAGGTTTTTCATGACGCGCATGCAATCGGTTCAACCTTGAGAAGTCCTGTAGCCGGGTCGGTCATGTTCATCACGGCCTGCCGAGGATCATCCAGCTGGACCGTGCCGCTTTCCTCGAACTGCCCGAACTTTACGGTGGCCCTCCATTCGCACGCCAAGCCCCGCCTAGTCGATTTGAATGCCAGACGGACACTCAGGATAGGGTCATCGAAACCGTATCCAGCTTCAGGGTCGGTAGTGAGTTCGTGATTGATGCGCGGGAAGTGGGCCTCCACCCCTCGCCGCACGGATGCCATGATCTGCTCTGTGTAGGTGGCGGTGTTCATTTCTTTTCTCCGTGCAGCTCAAGCGCTGCCCGCTGGTTTTCCAAAGAGTTTTCAAGAATCGCCTTAAACTCATCCCAGTTAGTGGCCTTACCCTTTCGCTCTACAATAGCGTGCATTGATCTGCAAGTGTCGTTGGCGTCTCTCAGGGCAAACTCGAAGTCCATGTCCCTATTGGTTCGAGCCCTTGTGACCTGAGACAGCTCCAGGAACAGCCTGTCAATTGTGTCCGTCTCTAGCGGTGGATTAGTGTTCATTCGATGACAATGCTAGGTTGAGCGTCCTTACCTTTGCCTTCCTTGTAGATGTACACGCTGACAGCGCGACCTACAGGAGTGACTATTTTGGTCGGACCCGGGTACTTCTTGATCACGTTCTCAAGCTCGCAAACCGTGGTTACGGTAAAGTGCTTGACCATCTTGGTGTCGTTGCTCACCCGCCCAGCTTGGCAGCCCTCTTCTTCCTGTCAAGGGGAGCATGCTTCTTTATTTGATTCCAGGTCCATGTGTGCAGGTACTGGGTCAGGAGAGCCCCGACCTCGTCATCGTCCGCGCTGATCTTGATGGCGTGCATGGCAAGGATCCCATTCGTCAGGTGGTACAGCTCGTGGGCGATCACGTCATCCGCACAATACTCCCGCTTGCAGACCAGTGCAAACCGGTAGCCCGCCTGGAACACCGCTGCCATGGCGTGCTCGGCCATTTCCTGTCCTCCCGTGTAGCTCCAGAGGCGCTCCATCTCCTTGGGGGCGTCATCCACGATAGCCAGCTTTACGGTGACATTGAAGATCGGCACCGTGATTGTGGCTCGGATGTCCCGCATGGGAGGCAGGGTGGGTGAGGGCATGGGGATGTCAATTTTTATGCCTCGGCCTCTCCTCTTCCTCGCACCCGTCCAACGTCATGCACTCAAACCTTCCGCAATCTTTCCGGAACCGCAACTGAACATCCCCGGTAGGCCCGTTACGATTCTTGGCCACGCTGACCACGATCTCCGGGTTCTGCTGGTCCTTCTGCTCATCCAGCGGGATCTTCGACCACAGGAACTGGATCCAGTCAGCATCCTGTTCGATCTCGCCTGCCTCACGGATGTCCGCCATGCGGGGACGGCTGGACTCTCCTCGCTGCTCAACGGACCGGTTAAGCTGGGACAGCACGATGACGACGACGTTCAGCTCCTTGGCCATCTCCTTGCACCCCTTGGAGATCTCCGCAATCTCCAGCCGCCTGTCATCGCGACCCCTCTTCGAGGATCCGGTGACCAGCTGCATGTAGTCCACCATGATCACCTCGATCCCGTGCTTGCGAACCCACCTGCGGGCATGAGCGCGGATCTGCTGGATGGACATCCCGGACTTGTCAACGATGTGAATGGGTAGCTTGGAGACGACGGCACTGGCCTGTGTGATCCTCTGAAAGGACTCGGTGTCGTTGCCCTCTTGGATATACCGGAGGTTGCGAGGGTCCAGATTCACTCCAGCTTCCGCGCTGACCAGCCGGCCTATCAGTTCCTCGTGAACCATCTCCAAGCTGAAGATCCCAACCTTGCGGGCGCGAGCCATATTCCTGGCCAACTCCAGCATGTACGCGGTCTTCCCCATGCTGGGACGGGCAGCGATGACTACCATGTTCCCGCGCTTGTACCCCGTGAAGCGCTTATCGAACTCGTAAACTCCGGTGTGAATGCGGGTCGGGGAGGTTCCAGACATCTCCGCTTGAAGACTCGCGATAAACTCCACCATCACTTCCTTGTTGGGGCGCTCCTGAACCTGGGTGTCCCGGATCCGGAGAGCCTCCTCCTCGAACTGGTTGATAATCTCGTCCGGGGTGGATGAGGTGCCGTGCAGCGCTGTCGTGGTAGTCGAGCACAGTGCCATGAGCTTTCTAAGCAGGAGCTTCTCCCGGATGATCTTGAGGTACTCTGGCAGGTTTGAGGCGCTCGGGATCTTGTCTTGGAGTCCGAACACGTACTCGATGCCTCCAGCGTCTCCTAGGGTGCCTGTAGCGCGAAGGCGGGCCTGCACCGTAATGGCGTCTACCGGCTGGTGAGCCTCCGACATCGCCACCAGGCAGTTCCAGAGGGTGCGACGGCGCAGGTCGTAGAAGGATTCCGGCACACAGCGAGCCATGGCTGCGTGGATGCACTCGGTCGGATCTAGGAGGCAGCAGGCTAGCACGCCCTCCTCAGCCTCCTCGGAGTGGGGAGGAAGGCCCACGCTGGCGATATCCTCCTGGGATGGCTTAGCTGCCTCGAACGACTCTGCCGGCTGGAGCAGGTCTGGATTCGAGGAGGGGGATGTAGGGACGAGCTTCACTGTGCAGCTTGGAAAAGGTAAGCCCGGAAGTATTCCTTGAGGCGACGTGTAATCGCATCTGCTGTGCCCTGAATCGCAATGCTCTTGGAGTTGTCAAACATCTTCCCGATGTCTCCCCGCCCGTGATTGCTGGTAAAGAGGACCGGCTTTCCACTGTTCGTGCGGCGCTCGATCATCTCAAAGAAGGCCGAGGAAGCCGATACAGACCAGTCCGACTTCCCGATGTCGTCGATGAATACCAGCCCAGACCGGCATACGTCAGTCATCCAGGACTGGGTCTCGAACTTCCCGGTAGCGTCTTGGTACGAGGCTTGCCACGTCCATGCTGTGAATGCTCGAACCGTCTTGCCGGCCTCCACAGCCTTCCGGCAAACCCTCCACGCGGCCCTCGTCTTCATGGTTCCGGAAGCTCCGGTTATCCAGATTCCGTAATCGTTTCCGTCCCACGCGAACGTCAAGTCCTCCAAGGAAGCGGCTGAACCGTCAGTGGCAGTGATCTTGCAGGTCGCGATCCGCTCTGGATCAGTCTGGCCGCGCTCCCGGTGCGTTCGGTACTCTCGCGGACAAAGCTCTTTCCACGCTGAATCAATGCGCTGCATGCGCTCCAGATCCTCCTGAGCCTTGTTGGCAGCAGAGCTTTTGGCCGCGCAGGGAGGGCATTCAATGCCGGCAGCGATCCTGATCCTGTCGGCTAACCCGCCATCGTCGATCCCTAGGAATACGAACTCAACACCACAGGTTTTGCATTTAGCGGATTGGTTCATGGTTAAATTTGGTCGAGTGCAAGGCTGCTAGGGGTTTGGTAGCGGGCTACTTCATTTTCCTGAATCAAAATCCCCCAGTTCTTCACGATTGAGAATGGCGTTACAGAACAGGTTGGCCATGTCTTTCTATGCAGGCCAGCGACTCTCGCTATGTCCTCAACCTTTGCTCCTGCTGATTTAAGGTCCCGGGCCATTTTGGCATATCCGCTTCCACTCACTCTGGCACCATCTTCCGTAATTCCACAAACCCTGATCAGCTCATCAAAGTATGGGTTCCTTTTCCGACTCACAGGTGGTTGCTTGTCTGGAATCTGAGCCTTCCCAAAATGGTCTTCTCTCTGATTGTCTTCTTCCCCCATTGTATTCTTAGTGGCTGGTTTGCCACATGCCGTGTTGCCACATGCTGGGTTCCCGGCATGTGGGTTTTCACCCTCACTCACGCTTGATGACGTCCGGTTTGTGGCCTGTGACCGGTCGGCTTCCGGAACTGGAGAGTCATGGAATGTCCACGTCCTGGAGACGATTTTCCCGGTGTCACTCCGGTCCTCATGCATGACGGCATAGCCGCTTCTTTCCAGCTCTCGGAACGTAGAAGCGACGGCCTGCTTTCCCTCCTTCACCTGCTCAGTGATCCACGCCTTCGTGATTACCCACTCCTCCTGGTGGGTCAGCACCATCGCCAGCAGCCCGCGAGCCCTCAGTGAAATGGAGTTGTCCCGAAGCATCTCGTTCGGGAGCTGGACAAAGTGGCTCTTACAAGCCGACCTGAATATGGTTTTCATAGCGATTCAGAAAGTGGGGCTGCCCCGTTGTAAGCCCAATCGGTCTGGCGACCTAGGGTTCCCGTGACTTGCCCAAGGGCACAGGATGGAGCAAAATTCGCTATGGACTTCCGCAACGCTTACAACGCCGCGACCCACCACCTCTAACCCGCCATCACCGCCTCGTCAAGTGATTCTCACGTCCCACACCCCCTCACCGCCACCAAGAGCAGCGCTATCAGCATGGCGCACGTAACGGCCCGATCCGTGATTCCGGCGGGCTCTGGAATGGATACGGAGTTCACTTTACCCTCCCTTTGCCAACCTTGCTAGCTCCTCGGCCTTTACGGCCACCTCCGCGAGCTTTTCCTCCACAGCTTGCATTCTTCCCCCGTGGCTGTCCTTGCCCATGTTCGCGCTTAACGGCAACAGGACGGCGGTGATCTCCGTTGCTAACTTGCTCATCTTCAACAGGTGCGTGCGTGTCATCAGGAATTTCTCGATAGTGATTTGTAGGGAACAGGCCGCGCCCGGTCTGGATGCGGAATGAAGCCCGCTCTACAATGCCCATTGAGATCCCGGCCCGCAAGGTTCTCAGCATCGTTGACTCACCTTTTCCTTCGCGAGCCATCCATTGCTCGGTGGTGTAGAAGCCTGGAGGGATCTTGTCGGCACGGGCCGGGGCGGTGAGGATTCGGGAGGTGAGGGTCATTTGTCCTCCAGGAAGATAGGCCAGCTCGCCGTGATCCCGTGCTCCGGGGAGACAAAGAACAGGTCCTGTTGCGGAACCTGATACTCGAAGCTCTTGATCGTGGCGTACTCATCAAACCCCTTTCCTGCTCCGTTGACCCTGACATTCTTAAACGCCGCCAACTGATGCCAGTGCCCGATGAGCCAGTAGTCGTAGTCATGGAGCCGTTTGAGCTTCGCCGCCTGGATCATCAGCGGTGACAGCAGTGAAGCGATCCCGGACCCGCCATGCGCCTCGTCGCCATGAGATGCAAGGAACTTGGTGTCAAACACGCTGAACGGCTGCTTGTGGCCTTCCGCGATGATCCATGTGAACCGCTTGTCACCAGCCTGATCGAACTGGCGTTTCAGGAGGGCCGAGAACAGCCAGTCAAAATTGTCTCGTACCCTGTTCTTGCTGATCGGCTTGATCGAGTTGCGACCGTGATTACCCACCACGGACACAACCGTAACCTTACCAAACTCGTCAGCGAGCATCTTCAGGCCGGCACCCATCGGTTCCAGCCAGTGGTAAAGCGACCCAAGGATCGTGTCCTCATTCGTACACTTCAGCTCCTCGTGGATGTTCCCAGAAAAATTGTCACCAAGCATAGCGACTACGATTCCTGGGTAATGGAAGCCCCTAACGTAGTCCCGACAGACCTCACCAACTTTCATGAAGTTCCGCTTCAGCCTGCGCTCGGCAATTTTCCGGTTGTACTCGTTCTTCCCGTTGGTCTGGTTCAGATCAACTACCTCATCAAAATGGAAGTCAGAGAGCAGGTGGACCGGGATAATCTGGTGCTTCTTCGAGGACTGCTTCCTGACTGACCATTCCGGCATCAGCACCTCGCCTTGCGCTGCCCGCTCGAACAGGGAGTCAGCCTTGAGAGTCCTGTCGTGCCGCTCCATCGCCTCCTTTAGCTGATGACGAAGATTGGCGTTCTCGCGCTTGAGTCGGTGTTCTTCCTGCGGTGTCAGCTGCTGTGTGCGTTCAGTTAAGCTCATTGTTTCCTTCTTCTGTGGGGCCTTCCGGAATGTACGACTGGCCCTGGAGGACCATGCACTCCGCTACGTTGTCGGCATTGTACCCGTATCCCGTCAGGAGCTGATGGACCATTTCCATCGCCTCCATGATGCATGGCGCATCACCGTCCTTGCTCGCTGCTGACAGCGTGAAGCCGTCCCTCGTAACCGTTGTGACATGCATTCTGGATGCAGTGATAGCTGCCAGAGTGGGTGTCGTCAAACTTTAGGAGGTCTCACCGGACCCTTGCCAATGCTTTCATCAGGATTGCTGGATCTGGCTCGCAAAGGACGTACCGCGTAGAAGTATCCGTTTTCTTCGACAAGTTTCCATCCGTCATCTTCAGCATTGCTTGGCCCGACACATCGGCATTCTGCGTAGTGCTCATTGCAGGCACCACAGAATGGCTCCCCGCAGCACTGGCATGGCTCGCATTCGTGCGCAAATTTGACACGAACTCGCTCCATTGGATCGCCATTTGATCCGCAATTCCCTGATAGGTTTTGCTGCGCTCTTTCCACCTGTCCTTGCTTGGGCCTAGTTTGTTTTGTCCGCTTGGAGTCTGGTTTTCCCATCTTCCGCTTTCCGGTTTTGGAAGCACGGTTGTCGGAACTAGAGCTGGAAGGTTTTTTAACCACAGGCATGTTTGCTTTGATTCTGGGTGTCCAAATTGCCACGGATGAATGATGCAGTCCGGCTTTCTGATTCGAGATGAAATGGCTCCAACAGGATTTTCGAGAGCGATGTGATCACAATTAGCGCCAAGCAATAGCCTCACAAAGTCCAGCGCATCCTCTGTCAGCTTGGGATCTCGCAATCCTCGCACCGTCCAGTGCATTCCGGATGAGCACAGATAGGTGCATGGTGGAAACGCGATGATAATGTCCCACGATTGAGTCAACAGGTCGCGCACGTCACCTTGGTAGTGGTTTCCAGGAACATCGGTAGGCAGCAAGTCGCAAGACATCGCGTACCATCCGAGCTTTGAGAAGGCGTCACGCACGGCACCGCTGTACTCGCAGGCTACCAGCACTCTGCCATGGAATAATTCACTCACAGCACCACCCCCATCCTCGCTGCCAGCTGGGGCAGCAGCACGACGTCATTCTTCAGGTAGGCGGCAGCAGCGGTCGGATCATCCTTCATGAGCTGATGGAAGAATTGCCCGCTACCCGTCTTCTCACCCACCCCGAACAGCTTTGCCAGCGTTGCCAGATTGCCGGTCTCGTAACGGTCACCAAACGTCCATCGATCACGTAGGTCCAGCACGATGCGGTCCCGCCACCACTTCCCATCATGCAGGTCGTACGGCTGAACCCCAAGGATCCATGACCGGCGCACCAAGAACGGCAGGTCAAACTTCTTGATGTTAAATCCCATCAAGGAATTGCCCTGGTCCATGTTTAGGAAGTTCCGGACATGCCTCCAGAATTCCTTGAGCAGCGTCAGCTCGGTGACGCCATCCGTAGCCATGATGGACTGGTACGTCTTGACGTCCGCGCCAATCATCCAGCCGACCGCGCACACTGAGCCCGTGATGGGCGACAGTGCGGCGTCGGACAGGGCCTTCTGAATGTGCGCCTGCTCGCGCTCGGCGATCTTGGCAGGGTCCTTGATATTCCCGGGAGGTTCAAATTCCGGGAGCAGGTTGTTCTCGCGGAGATAGGCCTCCGGGAGCGGGGCAGTTTCGCAATCGAATGAGAGTAGCATAGTGTCGCTGTGTGTCGTGTGTGTAACTGTCTAGTAGAAGGTCAGAAGGGCACATCTGACCCGTCATCGTCAGCAGCGAAAGGACTAGCCTCACCATTCGGCCCGCTCGTATCCGCGCTAGGTGCCGGCGCAGCGCTCGCCTTCCCGGACAGCTTCTTGTAGGCGTCGCCTTCCTTGACGATCTTCACGATCCACTCAGGCAGTCCCAGCGTGTCCAGCTCGGCGGCGGTCTTCAGCTGGCTCACCGAGAACAGGAGGGGCTTGGTCGCCGTGGTGAGCTTCTGGCCTTGGTACGGGATGACCGTAGTGAAGTCGGCCCGGATAGAACCATCCGGCTTTTGCGTGTGCATGACCTGAACGGTGCAAGAACGACCCAGGAGCTTCGTAAGGTCGAGGCCATCCTTTACCTCCGCAGCGGTCAGCGGTCGGCCAATCCACGATTGAATCATCAGCCGCATGACAGCCTTCTCATGCAGGCTGTTCGTGAGCTGCTTGTTGAGGACGCGAGGAAGATCGAACTCGACGCCTTCCTTGGTCTTGCCCTTCAGATGTGGGAGGAGAGGGAACTCGAACCGGAAGACGACCTTCTTGGAGTTCTTGTCGAACTTCTCGTTGTACTGCCAGCCCAGATCGTAGAGGCCGGTGAGGATTGCGGCCTGAAGCCCAGCGGGCACTGGCTCGATGTTGCTAGCGGGGGAACCTGACGCGAGGAATGGATTACTCATGATGTTTATGCGACTTTCACTTTGCGCTCGTTGTGAGCTTGTAGTGTTTTGTCGTGAAGGAAACTACCTCTTGACATGGGGCTGTCAAGGAATAGATTGCACTGCGACGAAATCAATGAGCCAGCCCTCAAAACGCAAGAAGCCCAACCGGTCGATTACCCGACAGATCGCTGAACGCATGCCGTGGCACCTCTCCAACCGGGAGATTGCCAAGTCCTACGGCACCACAGCGCGGCATATCTGGGTGTGGCGGAAGGCTGTCGGAAAGATCAACGTGCCGTGCCAGCGAGGACCTGACCGTGCTCGTCGCGATATTGACTGGACCATTCCAGTCCTCCAGCTTTCCAAGATCCACAACCTGTCCCGCCAGCGGCTCTACCAGATCAAGGAGATGCTCAAAGTGGGGAATGTTGTGGCAGCTAAAGCGGCCATTCGGGCTATGCGCTGGAAATGATTTCTGGTTGGTTTGTAAACACCTGGACCGGCAGGTGGTAGCCTAGATGCGCAGTCGGCGTTAAACCCGTCCGACCAGAGCTGACATAACGGGCAATCAGGCACCGGTCACTTTCGGCGGAAAATCACAGTAAGATTTCCGTCAATCCTGACACAAAAAGTAGCTAGTATTTGTGACACACATGAACATCACGACACTGTCCATAGAAAACGTCAAACGACTCACTGCCATCCGCATCACCGCTGACGGCAAGCCAATCGTCCTCACCGGTAACAACGGTGCCGGCAAATCATCCGTCCTTGACGGAATCCTGCTGGCCCTTTCTGGTGCCGGCCTCGAAGACCCCATCAAGCACGGGGCCACCCGCGCTGTCATTAAGCTGAAGATCGAGGGCAAGGAGGAGGCCTTCAACATCGAGCGCATCATCCGACCCGGATCCCGGGAGCTGAAAGTCACGTCCGCTGATGGCAAGCCAATCTCGTCGCCTCAACGATTCCTGGATAGCCTCGTAGGCAGCATCGCCTTCGACCCGCTGGAGTTCGTGCGCTTGAAGCCAAAAGCTCAGGCGGACTCGTTGCGGTCACTTCTTGGAATCGACACCACTGCCATTGAGCGCAAGAAGGCTGAGTGCTACGCTGAAAGGACCGTAGTGAACCGGCAGATCGAAAACCTCAAGGGGCAGCTCGACGGGATTCCTGAGCATGCCGCTGACGTACCGGATGAGGAAGTGTCGGCATCGGACCTGATCAAGCAGAGGGATGAGATCTCGGATCAGGTTGGCAAGCGAAATGTGCTTGAAAAGCTCGTCGCCGGACTTGAAGAGAAGAAGTCTGAGTTGAATGTCAGAATTTCTAAGGGCAGGGCTCTGTTGGCTCAGGTGGAGCAGGAACTGAAAGCTGCCGACGCTGAGGCTGAATCCCGGAAGCAGGATCTTACTCGTCAGGGTACTCACTGCAACTCCCTTCCAGCCATCGATTCCATCACCCGCAAGATCGCCTCCGTGGACCTGACGAATCAGGCGGTCCGCGAGAAGCGCCGCCGGAAAGAAGTCGAGAAAGCGCTTGCTGAGTCGCACGCAAAGTCCGAGGAGCTGACCCAGAAGCAGAAGGATGCCGAGGAGGAGAAGGCGCGCTTACTCCGTGAAGCGGATCTCCCGGTTCCCGGAATGGAAATCAGCGAGGATGGTGTCACAGTGGACGGAGTCAGGTTCGATCAGTTATCGACAGCCCAGCAGATCACGACATCGGCCAAGATCGCCATGCGCTCAAACCCGAAGCTGAAGATCATCCTGATCCGTGAGGGAGCGCTGATAAACCGGGCGAACACGGAGGCGCTGTGCGAGCTGGCTAAAGAGCGTGGCTACCAGCTGTGGATGGAGAAATTCTCCGAGGATGCGTCAGAAACAGGCATACACATTTCTGACGGAGAGATCGTCGCCGTGGACGGAAAGGAGGTTGGTTGAAAGTCCATCAGTACGCACTTACTTACGAGCAGATCAACCATCTGGTGGCGGCTGCCTACAACCTTGACTCATTCTTGACCAATTTTGCCGGCCCCACTTCGGACTGGCCCATCAAGATCACGCCTGAATCGTCAGTGTTGGCTCGCGCTCTGCAAGGCTATCGTTCAGCTCTATCACGGGCGCTTGATCCGGCGAGGCCCCCGCAAGAACCTCATCAATCCGCAGGAGGATAAGCTGCTCCAGCTCGTTCTCATCGTTGCGGTAGGTGCGCCTTGGGGCTGTCAGGATGTGCCCCTTGGCCAGATTGAGCGTGTCAGCGAGCAGCTTGATCGTGTCTTTATCGGTCACGGATTCACTGTGATCACTGGGCGCAACCTGTCAACATGAAGGTGATTCACTTCGTCACCGGACTCGGCAAGGACCAGTTCGGAATATGCGAACGCATTGCAATTAGGAGTGCAAAAGCAAACCACCCAGGCTGGAAGGTCTGGGTCTGGGTCGGCGAAGAACCACAAAGCCCTCAATGGAGGATCCTTCGAGACACCACCGACATCGAAGTGATCCGTGTTCCTAACCATCATCACTGGCGGGGATCGGACGTTCCTCAATACGCACACCGGGCTGACCTGATCCGGCATCCTATCCTGCATGATTTTGGAGGGCTCTACATGGACACCGACACTGTGACGGTCGGCCAGTTCCCAGATGGCTGGTTAGCGCACGATACTGTCATTGGGCGAGAATTCTGCGGGGAGCATACGGAAGGTTTGTGTAATGCCGTCATGTACTCGAAGCAGGGCTCGCTGTTCCAGAAGCTCTGGCTGAAAGAGTGGGATAAATTTGACGGCACCGGCTGGAACGAGCTATCCGTCAGGCTGCCATGGAAGATGCACCATGAAAATCCCGGACTGTGCTACCCAGTGGACTGGAAGATGCTCGGACCGATCCACTGCGAGCTGAGCCCGTTCGTTACGATGGAGCCGATCAAGGACTGCATTGTCGTCCACCTGTGGAGAACCTACTGGCGGCGACTCATGGAATACATCACCGAGGACTACCTGCTTACCGTCAACACCACTTACTGCTACCATGCCAGACAATACCTCTAAACCCCTCTCTGAAGTCTTCGATCACATCTACCGCACAAATGCGTGGGGAGGTGGGTCTGGGCCTGGATCTGACCCCGTTGCCGCGAAGGCCTACCTAGACTTCCTGATGAGCTTCCTGCTCAAGCACAGCCCAAAGGTGGTCGTGGATGTCGGGTGCGGTGACGGGAGGCTGGCGGAAGCGATCCGGTGGGATGAGTGGGGTGCCTACTATGTTGGCATAGATGTAAGTCAACAGGCTGTTGAGCAATGCGACCTAGACCTAAACGCATTGATAGTGCTAGACGGGAGAATGCCTGATCTATGTAAGCATCTTCGACCAAATCTCGCCCTAATCAAGGATGTCTTCCAGCACCTCCCGTTCTCGGAATGCGAGGCTATCCTGGGTGCGCTTACAAAATGTCGGCACATCTTGGTAACTAACGACATCCCGGAAGGCGACCAGCCTGATTGCGGGGCAGGCGGTTACCGGCCCATCGACATCACGAAACCTCCACTGAACCGCGTAGCTGTGAAGGTTTGGGAGGGTGAGATTGCTGGGTTCCGGAAGGCCACCTACTTGATTACGAACTCCTGACTTGCAGCACACGATCCTCACTGCTGAACTGCACCCGTATGGCAATCTGGTCCCCACTGCACGTAGCTGAGACATCTGAGTCCGGCACCACTTTCCGTAATCCGAGCCAGTCCGAGCTGGATGCCGTGTTCTCATCCATCGTGGTCCCGTTATCCTATCAGCCTGATCGGGTGCGGGTTAATGGAACCCAGCCTAACAACTACGGGTACGAGTACCAGTACGATACCATCGGACAGGGGATGTCCGTCACCGTCCACAGGCTCCACGGGGACTGCACGGATCTCCAGTTCCTGTTCTCTGGCGTGATGAAGACGCTCGCGGCCACTGCTGACTGCGAGCTTCCGATGAATCCGTTTGAGGTAAGCCTATCTGTCGTCCGGGTTACCAGCGAAACCGGGGCAACCGAGGTGGGCAAGCGCATTCCTGTCAGCCGTCGAGGAGAGTTCTTCTTTAAGATCGACCCATTCAACAAGGAGTGGACAGATCCCGTGAGCGGATTCTGGCCGGATGGGCAGCTCATAAAGCTGATCGCCTACGTCAACACCCGGAAGTCCATCGGGATGCCAATCACCACCTCTGCCGGCACCATCGAGTACGGTAAATTGGGCGTTGACTCCCAATGGTGGCCCCTTGTGGTCAATGTTGGTGACGCCGCTACAGCTGTAGACCAGCGAATCGGATGCACTATTGGGCTGGAGTACGCCCACAAGACGGTCGTGTTCAACCCAGCCCAGTACAACAAGAGCTACAATGGGGCTGCTGCTGTCACGATTACCCACGCTTCAGCTGTGCCGCCCGTTGCTATTCGGTCACGCACGCTAGGCGGCAGTGAGGTCTACCTAGACAAGCCATCGGTGATCATTATCGGTGACTCCATCGGTCAGGGATCTGGGGCTGGCCTGGAATACGGCAATCTTGCACCCGGTAACGGTCGAGGGTTCTTCCCGCTGGCAATGGGTCATGAGAGACCGTGCCTGATCGCAGCGATGGGCGGCCAGCGTGTTCAGTGGCTGGTGGATAGCAACGAGTCCCTGTTCAATTACAGGTTCGGACTGGCCGCTATGGCTGAAATTGTCGTCCCATTTTTGGGAACCAACGACTTCATTGGCGGTAATCGCACGGTTGCTCAGCTGAAGGCGGACACTCAGAGGCTCTGGTATCTTAGCAGAAAGGCCGGGGCGCAGAAAGTTGTCCCTGTAACCATGCTCCCTCGCACGAACACGACGGACGGGTTCCAGACCATTGCCAACCAGACCCAGAAGTTCGCAGGATTCTACGAGAAAGCTGACGAATTCAATGCTTGGCAGATCGGCATGGTTGGAAACGAGATCGAGGACATCTTCGATATCCGGCCCGCCTGCTGTCACTCGCCCACCTCTAGCCAATACTGGAAGCTATCAGAAGTGGTTGGAAGCAATGTTGTTGCTGCTGGGTCTACCACCGGCCTTGTAAACCTTGTCAACCCGGTGACCTTGAACTCCTACCAGCAAAAAGGCATCCTGATCGGCACCCAGTCGGTCAGCTGCTGGAAGAACTCGGCCACGGTCCTGACCGTCAACGCATTCGCGAGCGCTCCTATCGAAGGTGCTCAAATCACCGTCCTTAACCAGATGACAGAGGACGGCACCCATCCCATGAATTGGGGATATGCGAGGGCTGCCGCAGCTATGGATCTCAATAAGTTGAGGCTGTAAGTCTTGACTTGCGTGCGCGAGGCCTTAGTGGTGCCATTTAGGAATGGCTAGAACGACATGGGGTCCGTTGAGCACGGATGAGCAGAATCAGACGGAGCTTCGTGGCCCATCTGTAGGTAAAGCCGATGTGGCAACGGCGCTTGAAACGCCACGCCTAATCAACGGGGTGGCTTTTGATGGGACAGCAGACGTCTCAATCCCTGCCAGCGGATCCGCTACAGTGAATGTTGTCAACGAGGCCTCTGACACTACATGTTTTCCTCTCTTTGTCACAGCCGCTACCGGAACGCTTGAGACAAAGTCTAACGCTGCGCTTACCTTTAACTCTTCCACTGGGGCGCTTGGAAGCACATCATTCGTTGGGGCTCTTACCGGAAACGCCTCAACCTCGACCACTTTAGCCACCGCCCGGGCCATCAACGGCACCAACTTTGACGGGTCGGCGGCTATCACTGTCACGGCGGCTGCCGGAACCCTTACCGGGACTACCTTAAACTCGACTGTCGTAACCTCCTCGCTCACTGCTGTTGGCACGATTACGACTGGCGTATGGAACGGAACGGATATTGCCCTGGCGAACATTGCTGACGCAAGCGCTGCCAGCCGATTGATGGGACGCGGATCTGCCAGTGGTGCTGGACCATTCCAGGAGCTTACCTTGGGCACTGGCCTGTCGATGAGTGGCACCGTCCTATCAGCTGCGGCTGCTACCACCATCTTTGTGGGTGCTGGCGAGATGATTCCGCGCACCACGAGCGGTGCTGGCGTCGGCTCCTACGAGACCACGACCAACAAGGTCAATTACGACACGCTGGAGTTCGATACCGCTGCCGACGAGTTCGCTAACTTCGTTCGCGTGCTTCCGGCCAGCTGGAATGCTGGAACTGTCACGGCCAAGTTCTACTGGACCGCAGCGTCCGGGCCCGGGACCGTTTCTTTCAGGCTTGCTGGCTACTCTTTTGGAGACAACGTGGTGCTCGATACCGCTTTCGGAACGGCCCAGACAGCCACAGACACGCTTCTGACTGCCGGCAACATGCACGTATCGCCGGCTACGTCAGCCATCACGATTGGAGGCACGCCAGCTAACGGTGTTCCAGTGATCTTCCAAGTGTCCCGAGACGTTGCTGACACACTTGGAGTGGACGCCCTCCTGATCGGAATCGAAATCACCTTTACCCCGTCCTAAAATGTTCCTGAGACTCGATAACCTGACCCGTCAAGAAGACGACGCCACACGGATTGCCACCCTAAAACGCAAAGGGTGGGTCGAATTCACGCCTGAAGTGGTGCCAGTTGAGCCAGCCACCGAGGCCCCGCTATGGGCATTCAGGGCTGCATTGCGCCTAGAGAACCTGCTAGGCCCTGTAAACACCGCCATTGAGGCGCTTCCGGAGGTGCGTAGGTTTGTGGCTCAAGAGAAGCTGGAGCGAGGTGATTTGATTTCCAGGAAGGGTCCTCTGATTAAGCACCTGAACGATACGGTTCCCGGGGTTAATAAGGCTAAGCTGGATGCGCTATTCGCGACCGCCAACGAAATCGCAGCCGGGAGGGTGGGGGCTTAAATGCACCGCCGCCAAAGACATCTCAACCCAGCCCAGGCTGGAGCGCAGATTGCCCTAGACGCCCGTTTTATTACCGGGCAGGCCGACAACACTACCTTGCAGACGTGGACTTCTAGGGCGGTGGCTAGCCTCAATGCTGCCCAATCCACGTTAGCGCAGCGTCCAACCTACCGAAACCCATCAATCAATGGCCAGCCGGCCCTGGTGTTCGACGGGTCTGACGACAATATGGAATTCTCCGGGGCTGCTCTGGGGCTGACAAATGGAGCCGCAAGTATTACGGCGCTGATGGTATGTCAAAATACTTCGGTGGTAGATGCCGTCGAGTACGCATACTACACCTCAAGCATTAATGCTACATCCAATCGGTTTTCGTCCAGGTTGGTGGACACTAGTGCGCAGCGGGTTACAGGTTCATTCCGGAGCATTGACGCAGACACTAATGTTGTGACATCGAGCGCCGGCTCATCTGCGAACCCATGCATCGTAAGGATTGCATCCAACTACTCCGGAAACTTGTTTTCATCCGGGGTTAATGGTGGAACAGCAACCACTGTAGCGCCCTCCCCTTCGGCGGGATTAAGCCCGGCAACAGACTCGGCTAACACAAGAATTGGAGCCGTGAATTCCACAAATGGGAGGCTTGCCGGAAAATTTGCCATGCTGTTCGTCATCAAGCCAACCCCGTCGCTGTCTCTTGTGAAGAGGATCCGCCATCACATGGCCTACTCCTACAAAATCATCTCCCAGTAGCGCAGTCCTCTCCGCAGTTGCCTCGCTCCCGCCAGTACCAGTCCACGTAATCGCGCTCGCGGTCCTCGTCGGAATCATCTCCAGGAACAAAAGAGCCGCCCCAGCAACGACTCTGGGGCGGCTCAACCACACACGACACACAGCAGCCTTCGTCAGGCGGCGATGTCAGCTTCGTTGATGGAAGTGTGTTGTCAAGGGGTGATTTCACTTGCTGTAGAACTTGGAAGAGTCCATTTGGTTTTATTGTAGAACTCGAACACCCGATCCAGGTGGTCGCACCTATCCGGAAACACACCGTCCACGCAATTCGATGATGAGTATCCAGCAATCGCTCTAAACTGGTCACTGGTCAACTGGGTTACATCCATGCCAATCTCGTTTTTGGAAATGGCTTCAACGGATCCAGCTATACCTATTAGCCAATCACTGAATGAATTCTCAACAAGTAGTGAGTTCATCGATCATCGTGTTCGGCCAAATACCTAGCAAAATCGTGAGAATCTAGGATTGCTCCTGGGCACCTTACCCTCCTGCGCCTCTTGTCGCATTCGTGTGCGCACTCAATCAGTTTTCTAGCAAGCTCCCTAGCATCGCCGGGCTCTAGGCGAACTCCACTGATGAGCACGTAGCCTCCAGTGTCTGTGGTTTCAAATGTGGCAGTCATTCTTTCCTCGCAATCTTTTCTAGTGCAGATGTCAGCAGCCCGGTTACCAGCACCAGTATGCAGCAGGTGGCGTACAGCGCTGCGCTGACAAGGTGCTTGAAGGCTTTCACGACCAGTCCGGGTAGTAGACCGTTCCAGCCTTCAGACCCATCGGCATTGCCTCCACTGCACTGACGCGGTCAATGCTCGCAAAGGACTCGGACACGCACCGGATTGCCTCCTCCAGTGGGGTGTCGTTGGTAAGCAGGCCTGAGACCTGTTTAGCATGTTCCGTCAGCTCATCTGGATTGCCACGCGAGAACGGTTCCTCGGTGCGCCAGATGCGTACATTGAGGGCTCGCTTACCGGCGGTCACGACGAGGTGATTGATAGACTCGTGGACTGGATTGGGTGTGGGTTTCTTTGGCATGGCTAGTTTTGCTCATTAGCTTTCTTGATGGTTTCCCGAAGTTTTTTGACACCGTCCTCGACGTCGAACTGCTCCACCTCAGCAATGAAGCGAGCTATCTTGCGGAGACGGATCTTGTGTGGTGCTGTGCTGATATCGCCCTTGGCTAGGCGGATTAGGAATTCGCTGTCGGTCATTGGAAGATAGGGTAGTCAACTCGGCACCATACCTCATTGGGTTTGTATGGCATGCCAGGGCTCTTTGGAACCAATGACGGAGCATTGACGTATTCGCGCTTTGCTTGCTTAAGCATATCTTCAAGCCCTGATCCGTGGACTCGAACGGCTGTCGGAAGCGCCCTAACGAGTGCATCTCGCAGCACCTCTGCCTCCTTAATGGCGAGCTTATGCTCTGTGCCGTTGATTATGACGGTGATAGTTCGATTGTCGGTTACTGAGATGTTGTTCATGGTTACTTGGTAAGCGCTGGAATCTCTGTCGCAAACTGAAACGGTGCTCTCACTGACTCAGCCACCTGTGCAAGCGCGATTACAAGAGTGGCCAGGAACAGGACGTTGAGGATGTGCTTGGGTTTCACTTCACCGCCTCCATAGCAGCTATCAGCTGCTTCACGAGCGAAACGGGAGCATTCTCACGCACCACGATGTCGGCAATCGAGCGGCCACGGGACAGGTGGTGAGCGATTCGGGTTGTGAGGTACTTGCTGCGGTTTGGCGAGGCTTTTCCGGACGCAAACTCCAGAACCGCCTTAGCCTTCTTGCTATCCCTACTCCGCTTTTTTTGGAGCGCACACGACTCGTCGTAAGCATCATTTAGTAATCGACGGACCCGCGTGCGAACAGCGATGGGATTGGAAGAGTACACATCCATTGAGGTGAGGGTAGCCATAGCTCAAGCCTTCTTCCCGTGCATGTGCTCGCGGCCCGTGTTGTAGGCGTGCTTGGCGACGATGGCCTGTGCCAGCCGCCACCCTCGCGCTTCAGCCAAATCCATCATGCGGATGATAGCGTCCGCGAACTCAGCCTCAGCACCGCTAAACTCCGGGATGTGATCGTCGGGAGGGTTGCCATGACGGAGCGCCTCACTGGCCTCGGACAGCTCGGAGATCACGAGAGCGATCATGGCTAGGTTGTTGTGGAGGATCACTGATGCTGGCACCGTGTCGTCCATTGAGGAGGCTCGGCAGATGCGCTCGGCAGCGAGCTTGCTATCCCAAAACCCTTTCTTGATGGCGTTGACGTGGACCGCCTGCTGGACGGTGTTGAACTCGTTGATGAATGTGTCGTTCATTGGATGGGACGGTAGCGGGCGGTAAGAGGATGTCAAGGGGTGGGTAATGAATCACGAGCCCGCATCAGCACCAGTCGCGCATCCAGGGCCTCGTTGATCCGAGCCATCCACTTCTCCTTCTTGCCCATGGGAGCCTCCTCCCAGGCGTCCTTGAGGTTGCGCAGGTTGGCGTCGAGGGCGGTGATTTGGTCGGTGAGGGTCATGGTGCTTCCTTGCTGTCAGGGATTAAACGTGCAGACCACAGCCCACCAGCATTCCGAACTTCAAGGTCTGTCCACTGCTCTGTCACGATGCGAACCGTTGGCTCTCCACCGAGACGCTCAAGTCTCCAGTAAGCTCCAGGGATTGTTGGAGGCTTGTCTGAGAAGCGTACGGAAGATCCGTAGACTATAGTGGTCATTTCACTCCCCACCCTCCGTTACGCGCTTGGCGCGGCTATTGTCCCAAGATGTGGCCCAGCCTTCTAATGATGGAGCCTCTTCAATTGCCTCCCTATACGCCATCTCCACCTCCACGGCTGGGACGAGGGGCGATGTGGACCAGAGGCCTACATGGTAAGATAGTGGCTCGTCAAACACGTACAAACGACCATCGTGATTGTCGGATTTCACCATAGCTGGGCACACATCAAACCGCATCTGCTTGCTTGAACGAATGAATAGATAAACCCCAGACCTATCTGGCACCTTCTCGCTGAACTCCACGTCCAGCCCGTTGATCTTGATGACGGTGCTCATGGCAGGATCTCATAGCGGAACACCACATGGCGGCTGGACGTGTTCGGAAGGATTACGGACCCAGTGCTCACCGCCTCCGGCACCACCAGCGTGCATGGAGTGGTCAAATAGTAACCATACCCCATCACTGAATGGGAGGTGTAGATCGGTTCCGGGCCTCCGCCGCTGATGGTGATGGCGAATTTCCACCCCGGATAAGGGGGCTTGATGGCGAACTCGAAGTGCTGAGCCGAGCAATTTACTCGCAGGGTGTTCTGGTCGCGATCCCACTGCCAGGACACGTTCCGGCTAAATGCGATGACATCCACCTGCGTCCCGAAGGCGTCACGGCCACGGATCAGTGTGCGCCCGATTGGGAGGATTCCTGGGAAGCTCCGGGCAATGATAACGCCCGGCCCGAGGGCTCCCGCAGGACGCCCGACTGGAGTTGGAATTACGCTGGCCGAGTAGGCAGTTAGGGATGCGAGGAGGGATGCTAGGATGAGATAGGGTTTCATGTGAGTGGCTGATAGGATGCTGATGGTTTTCCGCAGTGCTTGCAAATCTTGGTGACGTATTTGGCTATGTGAATCTCTGATGGAACCGTGATTGAGGTCTCCATTTTATGGATCCCTAGAAAGCAAAGAATGCGATAGAAGATATTCACTTCTCACCCCCCAACACCTCAATCGCCTTATTCATCAACCGTCCCATCTCGCCGCCTCGGCAGTATGATTGGTAGAAGTGGCTGGCGGTGATCTGCTCAAGTGAGTCTAAGGCTTTCTGCATATCGCTGAAGTTCTCCGCGTAATCTTTGACGAATCTGGATATGTTCTCGGACAACTTCTCGGGCGTGTTGTCTGGGTAGTATGAAACAGGAAGCTCGGCGCATGCCTTTTGGAGCATGGCCTTGTGGGCGGTGAGTTGTGCATTCGCGTCGAAGTATCTATCCTCATACTTCTTCGCAATCTCGCGAGCCTCGTCCAGTTCGCGTTCGAGCTGTTCGTAGTCTTCAGCGAATACAATTCTTCTGTTCTCCAGATAGGTATCTGCGGGACCAAGGAATGCGCGATCACTCACGGGACACCCCCTTCACCAGCGCCTCGTAGTCCGCGATGATATGGTGAAACATGCGTGCATCTTTTGGAAAATCCGTCACGTCAGCGGCATATCTCACGCAGTCCACCAACCCAGTCACCACCGGGTCGTCGAGGCGGACCATGTGTTGCATTTGCTCTTTGAGTGCAACGGCCTCAGCGCAGAACTGTGTAGTTGATTGGTCTCGTGCGCACCCACCGGCCTGAAGGCGAGCGATCTCAGCTTGAAGCTCCCTGATCACATCCTGCTGGGCATCGGTGGCCTCCTGAGCAATCGCGTATGTTCGTTGTAACGGTGTCATCGTGGTCCTTTCGTTCCGTGATGTGTAGAGGATGGGTGCCGGGATGTCAAGTGGAGGATGACACTATCGCAGCCTGATTGCTGTTACCAGCATTAGAGAGATGATCATCGCCATACATCCGCAGCCGATTTTATCGCCGGTACTGAGGCACAGTGAGAATGGAACGAGAGCTAAGGCGGCAACAATGAGCGGGATCCAGTATGGGTGATTCATGGCGTTAGAACAGCGACGTGGTCCTGCTAGTCGGGCCGGAAACATACGGATTTCCATCCTGATGGGCCTCTGGCGTTAGATTCTGCTCGTGATGAACATGCTGCCTGCTCGCCGGATACTCCACATGCACCGGCCCAATCGTCATCGACGGATGCTCTCCTTCAGGCTCCTCGATCAATTCTGGGTCGCTGACGAGCAGCCACGAGAAGGCCTTGATGGCGTTGTCTTTCTCAGCAAACCAGATGTCGGTCTCGTAGCCATCGTCACCGCAGTCGTATCTTTCTCGAATGCCAAGCAATCCTTTTTTGCTGACAGTCTTCCACCGGCTCCATGGCCATTTCTTGAACTCAGCTATCCAGCGCTCATTGAGGAGCTGGCGGACTCGGTAACGGGGTGAGAGGAGGTTCATTGGGGATCTTTCTTCCAGTTAATAGCTGCGTCGATTCCTTCGCGGATCGTCTTGTGATGGATGCGGAAATGGCTAGGGCCACCTTTATCTCCGCGAGCGCCATTCACCAGCTGGCCGGACACGGCTTTGCCGTCCATGTAGACAGAGCTGGTGCAGCGGGCATGCGAGAGGTGCATCAGGTTGCGTTCCAGCCAGTCCAAGCGGTCGGTGTCGGTGATAGGCTTTTCGGCGTCAGCGAACAGGACGGTGTTGAAACGGATTCCAGCGGGGCACTCCTCTAGCTCAACGGTGGAGCTTGAGCTTCCGACATGTGTACGGAGCACGGTGTAATGGCATCCAACCTTCAATCCGTACTCTTTGGCGTACTCACCAGAATGTGGGTAGCCGTTCTTAGGATACGCGAACACCACCTTACTGCCAGTTGGTGCGTAGATGTTCATGATGTCGGTGCTCATTGGAGTGTCGGGATGGGTGCGCGGGTGCGGTAGGTGAGCATTCCTAAGCACTCTTGCGGGCGATTGCTTGACGGGATGGCGTCCTTCCATCCGTCTTCGCATGCAAGCAACTGATAATCCTCCGGGAACCTCTCATCCAGCGTACACAGCGGCCTCCAGCCATCACCGAGCTGCTCCACGGTGAGGTTCTCGGGGTTCAGATAGGAGTGCCCGGGAGGGAGGGTTGGCCAGGACCAACCTGTGCTGGAAAGCATTAGGTCAACTGGAGGCGTCCATCCATCTACTGGAGTTGTTGGGTGGCTGGTAGTTTGCTCGCATGCGCCGGTAATGTCCCGTTTGTCGAGCCATGTGGTGGTCGCGGAGATCTTGGTAATTCCTATAGCGACCAAGATTGCAAATTCCTCGCCAAGCACCTCGGAGTTGCTTTCAGCCACCTTGCGAGCCTTCTCAAGGTCGGTGTGTGGGGTGAGCCCTTGGAGCTTGATTACGTAGTAGCGTGGTGTCATGTGGGCGGATAGATAGCGTATGGGATGAGGATGTCAAGGAGAAGGTGCTACTAGGTTAGCCATGGGTCGGGCTCGATGGGGATGGCAGGCTGCGGAGCGGATGCGATCTGAGCCAGCAGCGCCTTCCTTTTAGCCCGCCACTTTGCCTGACTCTTGCGAGCAATGGCTCGGTAGGTTTCTGGATACCTTGCTCGCCAGCGCTTGACCTGCTCGTAGGCGCGATCTCGGTTAGTCTTCCGCCAGCGCTTCGTGGTCGCCGAGGCGCTTTCAGGGATGGATCCAGAGGAGGCGTCAGGTTGCGAGTAGTCGTCCATAAGCGCGGTAGTTAGTATGGTAGAGAGCGCAGTATGGCAAGCAAATAGGCCGTTGATAGGGTAGTTGATATGGCCAGTACTACACTCCACTCAACCACAGCCGAGCACGCAGTAGGATCCCTAAAAGGTGGCCCTACTCCTTCCCCACCTGTAGGAGCTTTACAGCCTTCAGCGTAGCTCCCTGATATGCTCCAAGCTCCCATAGATAACCATTCGCACTGTCACCACTCCATCGGTGCGCCAAAAGCGCTACAGCAGGCCATTCCGGCCCAATGCCAGCCAGTTTCAGGTGAGCCTCGATCAGCGAGATAGAGGGGAATCCAAGATGCTCACCCGTGCAGGCGTCGGTGACGAGGTAGTAGGAGGGGGTGTTCATGGTGTTATCGTGATGCTTCCCAGCGCTTTAGCCATTTATCGAATGCCTTCCACACCGCTGGATTGGTGGGATGCTGGCACTTTCTTTCACCGCCATCAGCACGGAGCCAGGTAGGCCCGCAATACCTATGGAAGTCCCAACGCCATGTCCGCCCGTTGATAACAGCGGATCCTGAGGCGTCAGCATAGTCCAGGAAGATGCGAGTGCCGTCTGCGAGGATGGATAGGTGGCCGGCCATGGGGGAGAGGATGGCAGAGGTAAGCGTGATGTCAAGGGGATGGTGAGAGGGGATGTGCGGGGAGGGCCATTTTTTTGTATAGAAAAGCGACGTAAATGCGTGAAGGCCAATGGGATAGAAAGGGGTAACCTATCCATCATATAGCGCATACCCCACCCACCCCCAAGATGCCCCGGGGGCCATACTCTACCATTCTAGTAGGGATTCCTGGACTGTAACGGTAACGGTGACTGGAAAGGGGCTGTAATGGACTTGGAAGGCGAAAGATTGGTTCTATCCCGTTGACTATCAGCGCCTGGTTGGCTTCTTACCCCACAATTTTTGGAGGCTGGAAATATGGACGTAAAGGCAACATGCCTACAGATGCTGAAGTGGTCCGCATTCCACGAATTTCTAAATGGCGATACACGCTTTCACTTTGGCCAAAACAAACAAAACCCCAATGAACCTCCTCTCACCCCGTTACCGAGTCCGACAGCTCCTCAATGAGCGCTGGATAGCTGAGTTTAAGAAATGGCCATGGAGCCGGTGGAGGACTGTCAGCGATGAAGGAAAGCTGGATAGCCCGTACTTATTCGGAGAAGGAGATCGGATTGATGAACCCGACTCGTGGTTCATTACGAAAGACGACGCTATCAAAGCCTTCTCGTGGCTGCTCGTAAGCGACCCAGAATTGATCGAGGAGCCTGAAGGAGAGCATCCGTCGATGACGATTGGGCCGGTGCATGTGGAGTATCCGGCGAGCAGGCAGCATGTTCATCACGAGCAGAATCTAACGCCAAAGGCTTATCGGGACAGTAACCCGTACGTCGCTGGCCCGACTAGCAGGACCACGTCGCTGTTCTAACGCCATGAATCCCCCATACTGGATCCCGTTGATCGTGGCTGCATGCGCCCTAATGCCGTTCTCGCTGTGCCTAAGCACCGGTGACAAGGTGGGCTGCGGATGCATGGTAATGATCATCTCACTGATGCTGGTAATGGCAATCAGGCTGCGATAGTGTCATCCTCCACTTGACATCCCGTCACCCATCCTCTACACATCACGGCACGAAAGGACCACGATGACACCGTTACAACGAACATACGCGATTGCCCAGCAGGCCACCGATTCCAACCAGGATGTGATCAGGGAGCTTCAAGCTGAGATCGCTCGCCTTCAGGCCGGTGGGTTCGCACGAGACCAATCAACTACACAGTTCTGCGCTGAGGCCGTTGCACTCAAAGAGCAAATGCAACACATGGTCCGCCTTGACGACCCGGTGGTTACTGGGTTGGTGGACTGCGTGAGATATGCCGCTGACGTGACGGATTTTCCAAAAGATGCACGCATGTTTCACCATATCATCGCGGACTACGAGGCGCGGGTGAAGGAGGTGTCCCGTGAGTGATACGCCAACGCCGAGGACCGACTCTTGCGTTGACTGGCCGTCACCAGAATACACGCAGCGCATACAGTTTGAAGGCTGCACTTGCGCGGTAATGGCTCCCGAAGATTACGAAGCACTTTACAAGCACGCTCAGCAACTCGAACGCGAACTGGCCGATGCGAAGGACTTGCTACAGAAGGCATGCGCCGAGCTTCCGGTGTCTTACTATCCAGGCAACACCCCCGATAAGTTGCCATCAAACATTGCTGGCTTTGTGAAGGAGTACACGGAGAACTTCAGCGATATGCAGAAAGCCTTAGACTCACTTGAGCAGATCACCGCCGGCCACTTCTACCAATCATCCTGCCGAGGTGGCGAAATGGAGCGGTTGATGAATCAGGCCATCCAATCTGTCAGCGTAGTAAACCCTAACCAAGAATCCAAATGAAACCCTACCTCATCCTCGCATCCCTCATCGCATCCCTAACTGCCTACTCAGCCACCGTCATCCCAACTCCCGTTGGACGCCCAGCTGGCGCTCTCGGACCGGGCGTAATCATTGCCCGGAGCTACCCGGGACTGCTCCCAATCGGGCGCACACTGATCCGTGGCCGTGACGCCTTCGGGACGCAGGTGGATGTCATCGCATTTAGCCGGAACGTGTCCTGGCAGTGGGATCGCGACCAGAACAGCCTGCGAGTAAATTGCTCAGCTGGGCACTTCGAGTTCTCCATCAAGCCT